CGCACACCTCAATGTCAGACGGGGATCTGGATTGGCTTGTACTCTCGGTCTTGTACGCCCCCTGGGGCCGATAGGTCCAGGTGGGGATTCTTTATATGAGTCCTGAGACTCCAGCAGTTTTAAACGATGAAGTCGTTGTTCCTGCTTGTCCTTGGAAGGCTAGTCTTTCTTGTTCAGTGCGTCTTTTGCGAAGTTCTGATGCTGTTCCACGGAACTGCTCTTCTTCAAGTTGCCTTTGAATTTCTGGTGTCAATGCTGTCTGATCTAGTGCTTGTCTATTGTAAATACCTTCAAGTTTAGTCAAAGGATTTAATTGTTCACCAATAGTTGCATAACCTTCTGCTCCTACTTGTTGCGCAGTTCCTGCAGCAGCAAATGGCGCTGCAAGTTGAGTAATACGTGCTGAATCAAATTTAACACCTTTGCTTGCTGCTGCAAGCGCCTGCTGGGCAAATACACCAGTTTGCTTATTAAGTTCAAATTGCTTCTGGCCAATTTCATTGTCTAGATAGAAATCAGCAACTCCTTCTGAGTCTGAAATATAACCCATCCTTTGAAGTGCTTGAACATACAGAGGGTTTGCTTCTGTTGACTTAATGGATGCTTCTGTAAATCGTCGATCTAATGCTACCAAGTCAACGTCATTGGAAACATATTTTGCAAGTGACTCATCGGTTGCGAATAGTGGGCTACGCTTGTACTGTGCAACAAGGTTCTTTACACCCAATTTAAACTGCATAAGTTCTAGAGGTGTTGGCGCTCTACCTGTCTTTGGGGCAAACTCACGAAGAAATGTGAACTCAGCATAGAATGGAGAGTTCATTGATGTACCACCCTTAGTGGTAAAACTCTTGTTGTTGTAGTAGATATCTACTGCTTCTTCTTGAGATATACCATCATTGACAAGTGCCTCAACGAATGCAATGGAAGACTCTAGAATAGAATCTGGAATCTGCAACTGTTGCAATTTAGCACGGAGGATATCTTTACCAGATGTTCCAAGAGACTCTTGGTAGATTGCCGCTGGAATACCTACTGGTGTAGAAAGATTTGTAATCACACTCTGAAGGCTATTATACTGAGTTGTATAATCTGTAATCTGAGTTTTGATTTGCGGTTGTAAAGATGTACTTAAAGCCTTAGCATCGTTAATTGCCTTTGTAGTTGACTTTTTAATAGTTCCATTTTTAGAATTAAGATCTTTTAAAAGTTGTTGAGTTGCGGTAGTCATTGATTTAACAATAGGACTAATAGTGGTTCCGTAAAGTTTTGTGGCCGAAGACTGAACTGATGCTATATCAGCCTGTGCCTTGTTAAGAGCGTTTACACGTGCAACCTCTTGTGCCCTTGCTGCCGCAATCTGTGCTGCGTTGGCTACTATTTTTTCAGCCATTATTTAAGCCCTCTTTCCATAGCATTAGCCAAGTCAGCATATTTCTGGCGACCTGTATCACTTGTTTGGAATTCAGGCTGAGATTCGATATAATCTTGTTGTTCTTTAGCAGTCATAATTCGATTTGTTTTTCCATCGAAGTAGTTCAACATTGCCTTAATGCGGTTATCGCTTGATAGGACATTGGTTCCGAGGACTGAGTTAAATGACTTAGCCATAGGATCTGCTAACGCAGCAATATCTGTTCCAGCAGTCAATAGATCATTTGCTCCAGGGAAGAACTTACCAGCACTAAGACGGATACCTTGGATTTTTGCATTAATTTTTTGCTGGTATGTAGCATCATCGCCTGTCCCAATAGCATCAGCGGCAAAGGCTGTTAATTCTTGCATACTAGGTTCTGGAAGCAAGTTATCGCGATATACGCGCTTGATATCATCAATGATAGTTTTTACGCGACCACTGGTTTCTTCACCTGTAATCTTGTAGTTATCCTTTAGGAACTTAGCAATAAAGTCTTTCTGTTCAGCCTCTGTAAATCCAAGACCAGAAGTAACACTCTTGGAAGTACTTGATGTGCTATCCGTACCACCACCAGTAGTTGTACCAGTTCTTGTAGTTTGAGCCAATTGCCTTTGAGCCTCTGCATTAAAGGAGGTTTTAAAGGTTTCAATTTGCTTGCCTGTAGGCATCTTGCCGTATGCTTCGTAGTAAGACTTAGTTAAGATGTTTTCAGCATCTGTCTTATCAATCATCTGTAGGGCAGAAGATACTTCTTTTGAGAATTTAGGTCCTGAATTTGATGAGGCATATGGGCTCTGAGCATATTGCTCTAGCCATGTTTGCCAGTCCACACCTTGTAGGTATGCATTCTTGTAGACATTTGTAATTGCAGCAAGATCTTGAGTATCAACTGAGTTCAAAGGACCTTTGCCTTTTGAAAGACCGCTCTGACGAACTAAAGCCTGCATATATGCATAATCTGTCATACCTTGTTTAATTGTAGACTGGTTACGCATAACGTCAAACTCTCTAGAAGCAGACACAGCAAATGCTTCTGGCTGCATAGAGAATGCTTTAAAGTAGACGCTACCATCCGCGCGAATCATTGCAGCAATACGTTGGGATTCTGTCTGTTGTGTACTAGTAACAGGACCTGATGAATATCCCATTTTATTCTCCTTGCTTCTTCAAAAGGTTTGCAAATACTGAGTAGTACATACGTGAAAATGCTGGATTCTGTAACATTAGTTCATTTCCAAGTGTCTGTAACTCTTCTCTGAATTTGGTATTTAGCCAGAAAGAACTTCCTAGATCTGGCTGTGGAGATAGTCTGTTATCCTGTAATGTCTTAATAGCGTAGTTATACTTATCGTAGAACTCTTTAGTTTCTTTGTAGATAGGAGATACCTTAAAAGCATCATCCTCAAGTGCCTCGCCAATTTTAACTGCACGTGCTTCTTGACGACCTACGAGAACGCTTGATACTGGCTTTCCGCCATATCTCTTGTTAAGTTCAACAACCTTATCTGTATACCAGATATCTGAGTAGCCCATCATGGCTTGCTCTTCTGAAATACGTGATAGTTCCATGTTGTATACAAGGTCTTCTGCGGCAGTTTGCAACTGCTCAGGAGATAACTTGCTACGACGACTAGAGGCTACTTGCCAGTTATAATACGACATAGCCGCTTCTCCGCCAGGGAAGAAGTAAGGAACAATATCAGCGTCGCGTGTAGCGTACTTTTTAACAATGTCTGGATTGTTATTGAGGAAGCCCCAGGCATCATCTGTACCAGTTACTGACTTAGTAGAACCACTAAGAATAACCATAACATTTCCCATACCATATCGATCTGCGAATTGCTTGATTGCTTCCTCGTAGTTTCCAGGATTAGCGTTTGAAATCTCATCCCAGTTCTTATACATCTGAGTCATAGCAATAAAGTTATACTTGTTCTCATCTGTCTTGATTGCTGCCATTACCTCTTGTGAAGGTGTAGCGGGAGCAATACTTTGGAAGATGGCACCCATGAGAGATGTCCAGCGAGACATAGACTGTGCTTTAGTGAATAACTCTTCACGTGCAGCATCGTTAGCAAATGGATTATCTCCAAATTCACCAGTTGATGCTAGATATCCAGCCCAGTCTTTAACGTTTTTTTCGATCTGTCCTGAGTTGTTAACAGATAGAAGTATTGTTTTATTTAACCATGATGGTATAACAGCATCTGTCCATGACTTAGGTTCTCCAAATGGGAAGATCCAATCACGTGCAATATCCCAAGCAGGACCAAAAGCATGTGACTTTCCAGATGCCATATAAGCAATCTGTGCTGCAGGTCCAACGCCAGGCATACCAGGGTTTACAGAACCAAATGCAAGGTTAAGAGATTGCACTGGTGCTGTCATTTGTAGAGCATCTTTAGCATTCATGCTCATACCAGCAAAGGCTGAGAACAGTCCGCCTACAAGTGGATAACGGAAACGAAGTGTTCCGAACTCATCTTTATAAAAGAATCCAGTTCCTTCTTCGTATTCAGTATCTGTAAGATCATAAATTGCAGAAGTTCCAGGCTTTGTTAAAGCATCATATGCCTTACCAAACTTGTAAACTTGACGTGGATTCTGAGCACTCAACTTACCCCACTGTTTAATAGTGTTAGCGTGTGCTTGAATAAACGGGAAGATAAGACGCATCTTGTTTGCTGAGTCCAACTGACGTGATGGATCATAGAACAAATCGCGTACATAGTTACCAGCATACTTTGCTGCTGCTCTATGAGCATCTTCAAATGTCATACTTGTTGGAATATCCATTTTTTCACGACGCTTAATTTCACGGTTAATGATACTAAGAGTTTGGTGACGCTTTCCAATAGGAACGTATTTGTTGTTAACTACTTTACGTATAGGAGCAAGAGTCTTGTTTGCTTCCTTTTGTAGACGAAGTAGATCGTCTAATCCCATAGCAGGTGCATAGCGACCAATAAAGTCCCAATATGACATACGGTATTCAGGACCATATGCTGCTACATTTTCAATACGAGCAGATAGATTAAAGAATGCATCTACTGACTGCTTAAGAATGCTTTCATTTTCTTTTAGAAATGTTTTACTATCAGCAAAAATAGCAGTAGCGTCAGTCATTTCATCTGCAGGAAATGCTACTTCTAATGTTCTTCTGAATGCTTCTTCTGCTTTTCCACCTTCTTCTACGGAAGCAGAGTCTTTGTATCTAGGCATTCTAACAACAATTGGCTTACCTGATTTGCTTGGAACTGTTACAACACCGTCAGCAAGAAGTTTTTGGATATAGATACCACGTTGTCCGTTGCCCATAAGACCGTTAAGTGCGGTGCGATATGAGGCTGTTGAATTGGCATCAAATAACCAGTTGCGGATTCCCTCAGCATTTAAGTTATCATATGAGAATCCTTTATCTGGATTCATTAAGAATACATCATCAAAGTCAGAAACCTTACGATTTCCACGACTAATACGTGATGCTTCGTAAATCTCTTGGATTATATTTGTGCGTTCTTGATTATTAATCATAAGTGGCTTATTAGAGATAAGATTATCTACTAGATTGCCTTCTAATACAGGATTGTCAGCCTTAGCGACTAACTGCATTAAATCATCTAAATCAAAACGAGAAAGAGTAGTTGCGAATGCTCTATGGAATTCAGGGTGATCTGAACCTACAACACGATAGATTTTTCCAATAAGGCGAGTTTTAGCATCTACTGATCGCATGTCTCCAGCAGAGATACGATTTGACATAAGTTTCAAATGCTCATCTACTGCTTCACTGAGGAGTTTAGCACCCTCTGGATCCTTGAATGAATTGCCCATGATATCATTTTCATATCGAGCAATATGGCTTGCTAGTTTCTTAATGCCTGATGCATTTGGATCTGCAATCATCATAGCAACATATCCAAGTGGATGAGATAGTAATGTCTCATGTCCAGATAAGTATTGACGGAATTGCATTTCGCCAACGTTACGCACAATATAAGACATACGGAATGCTAACTGAGCAGTACGCCAAACTTCGCTAAATTCTTCTGATACAACCTCTAGTGCTGCGCGAGTTCCAACCAACTTTTTATTGGCTTCATACTTCTTAACTGCACGATAGATAGGCTTAGTATCTGGCAGACGAATTACGTCATCCATAAATTGGTGTGCATAAACAGCACCAGTCATAGGAATCTCTTTGCCATCTTGAATCAATACACCAGGCAAACGTCCTTCTGCAAGAAGTGTATTGGCGTATGATGTCATCAAAGCCTTGTCATCACCTGAAAGTTTAAGTTCTTTTGCAAGTAGTTCTTTAAGTTCTGTGCTTGCAGGGTTAACTCTATTGATAATTGATTCTTGTGCTTGAATAAAGGCATCATCAATAATCTTACTTCGGATAGTATTGATACTGCGCTCTGTTGTAGCAGTTGCTGTAATCAACTTATTCAATGTAGAATCAATAACTTCTTGTGATACTCCAGCAGTTCCCATCCATTCAGAAACGCCTTTACCAAGAAGATCTAGGTCATTTAATGGAAGAATCTTTGATCGAGCATATTGCTTTGTAAAGAACATTTCCATTTTTTCCATACGAGCCATAGCCTTTGGGCTTACTGGCATAACAGATTTAACTAATGGAACTGAAGCAGCAAGTGCCTGACCACGAAGAGTCATACTGCGTGCTAACTGAGGATCTGCAGTGGCAGATGCTAGATGTGAACGAAGTACCAATAATACCTCGTCTGCTGACTTAGCATCAGCAAGAGCACCTGCAACTTCTAGGTCAATCTTGTTGTTAAATAAACGTAATATACGTGCAGCACTTGTTTCTTGTGCTACAATATCTGCTACAACAGCAAAACGCTTGCCTAAAAGAAAGTCATTTACTTTATTAACATCTTGTGCTAGTGGCCCACCGATGCCATCTACAAGACCAGCCTCTGCTGAATATAACTCTTTTAGGAAATTCTTTTCGCCGATCTCTACTTCGAGATCCATTAACTTTCCAAGTTTAGCATACTGTGGATTGTTTACCATGTGTGCAATTAGATCTGGATCTTTTGAAGCATAATCGCGTAGAACTTCGATTTCTTTAATCTTTCGATCAAGATCTTTCTTTGATCTAGCAGCGGCACTACGCTTTTTTTCAGCCTTAGCAAGAGCCTTTTTAGCATCCTGAATTGGTGAAACAGAATCAATAACTGTACCAACTCGTGTGCTATCTGCAAGGAATTGACTAATGTCGGCTGCTTTAGCAGCAACAATATCACTATTTACAATTGCTACTCCACCAACACGTCCAAAAATAGAGCGTGTATTAGAAAATGCGTCTACTTTCCAAATCTCTTCGATCATATTGGTAAGTAGTCCTACTGCGTGCTCGTTCTTTGTAGCAGCAACCTTGCCGATTAGACCAGCAAGATTTGCAGTCTTGTCACCCATGAGGATATTATCTATATAATCTGTACCACGTATAACTTCAAGAGCCTTACGTGTTGCTTTTGGTAAAGATACATCTTGAACTGCGTTTTCAATGTCATCAAATAGACGTCCACGTAGTTTTTGCTCAAGATCTACTTGTTCTTTTGTAAATTTTGTATAGTCTGTAGTTAGATCAAGTACATTTACGTCTGCTTTTTCCAAAGCAATTGCGTATTCATCCATATCACGAGCACCAACAACAAATTGACCCTTAGTTGGTAGTTCTTCAACCATAAAAGCGCCAGGAAAAGCGTTGCGTGTATTGGTGAAATCAGCAGATAGCGTAGAAAGAGCACGAATTGTATCGTCTTGCTTGCCAGCAATTATAGTATCTTCAAGGAACTTAGATACATTTGCATCTTCAATCTCAGGAAGAGTCTTAGATGTCGCCTTTTCAACAGAATCGTAATACTTTGTTAGTCCCATATTACGTGCTTCTATTAAAGCACGCTCTGCTTCTGTAACTTCTTTATCGGCACGCATATAACTGTTATCAACTGCGCGTGTAATCTTGCCAACTTCGTTTTGACGGGCCTTTAAAATATCTTTTTCATCACCAGTTGGGTTTAAAATGTTACGTATTTCTTGTTCGCGCTGAGCAATAGCCTGTGCTTCTGCGCGTGCACGTCCATCCTTAGCAGCACCCTTCCATGTTGGAGTAGTGAGTGCTTGCTTGGCGGCAGTTTTACCACCACCCTTTGCTAGGATAGTTCCAGCCTTGAGTGCTGGAGCAATACCAAATGATGCATATGTAGTTGGATCTGCCGCTACGTTAAGAACTGCATCGATAATTCCAGATGCTGTTTTGTACAAAGTGCTATTAGGATCTGCACCAACTGTAGATAATGTAGCACGACCAATAGTAAATGATTGACCATTGACGCGTCCAAAGGACTGCATAGCACGTGCTTGTTCTTTACCTACACGGGATTTAGGATCGATAAAAAAACCAGAGCCTGTGCTTACTCCGCCACCATCAAAAATGTCGCGTGCGGTTGCTCCGAGGGTAGTTGTTTTACCGAAAAGTAATGTGCCAGGATTAAGATCCTTGGCAAGTTGCATTCCTGCACCTTTTTCACCTTGTGAAACTGCATATACGTTACGTGCTGCAGTGGTGAGATAATCGTATGGACTGCGAAGAGCAGCAAAACCAATACGTGAAGTTCCTTTAAGTGTGCCGTATACAGCATCACCTACAGTTTGAAAAAGTGATTTATCTTTATTGAACGTGGAAGGAAGATCTTTAACGGCAGTGGCAGCACGAATGGCGCTCTGGATACCGTCAAGTGAAGTAACCTTATCGATACCAGGGGTATCTGCATTTGCTCCAGCCTTAACTAGACCAACGATTACTTCTTTTGAAAGAAAAGGATACTTAGTAATAATTGATTTAAAATTAGCATGTTGAGAACCATCTAAAGTTGCTACCGACTGATTTATGAGTCGACTGAGCATATCACCTTGGGTGTTAGCCATGATACTGGCAGACTTTTTACTCTGTGCAGAGTTTGGATCGTAAATGCCTAAATCAATAGCCACTAATATACGCCCTCTTCGTTGTAGGCTTCGACCATACGACGTAGTTCAGGAGAAGGACTGGCAAGATACATAGCACGAACAAGAACAGATCCTGGGTCGCTAGAAATAAAATTAGCGTTTAATGCTTCTGGACCAACACCAGGTGTATTTCCACCAGCGCCATCTGTAAGGGGCGTATTTGGATTTCCAGGTGCGAATGCACCAGTAACCTGTGTTGATGGACCAACGTCCATAGCAGGTGGTTGATATCCAGCACTTACTGCAGATGCAGTTGTTGCCATATCCCCACCTTGTGAAAGTTCACGGTTAGTCTTTAATGAACCACGTGGTGCACCTGTGGCATTAGCCATAGTTGCTTCACGTTGTACGCGCTGTGTGCGCTCAACGACATTTTGGTCTGTACGAGAGGCGTTTTTACCTACCCCTGAAACTACCTGCTTTACCATTAGTCGTCCTCTTCATCTTCTAAATGTTGTAGTATATCTCTTTTTGTTGGTTTTTCTTGTAACCAATCAGGATATGCTTGTTTTGCTGACAGTATCCATAGAGCATTATCATTACTAAATCCTGCTTTGCGCAATGATTTATAAAACTCATGTAACTCAATTGCATATTGATCTAACTTGGAATAATTATCATCAGCAACCTTTTCAGTTTGTCTTTTACGAGTTGCCATGATTTATCCTAACTGTGAGAGAATTCCTTGTAAGTCTTGTGGTACCTGTGGTTGTTGAGGGGTTCCACCAGAGGGTTGACCAGGAGTGGCTGGGGACGGGGGCGCCTGCTCTACTGGGCCCTGTGAGCCTGGTGGAACCATCTCTGGCTGTGCTGGTTGTTCAGGTGTTTCCACCTTAAACACGGCCAACGCAGCAGCCTCTATGCTGTCCCCCTTGCGACGACGCTCAATCACGTCCGCAATATTTTGAATTAGTTTAGATGGGTCTTGACCTTGCGCTGCCATAGCAGGAATTGCTTGTGCGCTTGCAGTGATTGCTACACTGAGGTTTTCTCGCATCTTTTCAATTTCAATTCGTTGTTCTTCCATTGTGACATTAACAGCCCAAGGTAGTTCACGACGAATGAAGTCTTTTGATACTAGGTCTGCACCTAGTGCTTGTAGTGAGAAGATCAGAGCACGCGAAGGATCTAATCCAGCCATCAAGCCATATCGGACTTCTACCGAAGTATCACCCTTAATGTCCTTGCTTGGCATGTACTTTAACTCGTACGGTGTGCCTTGCGCTACGCCTCTGACGCTCTTCTTTACATTGAAAAGGACTTCATCCATTTCAAAACATAACTTGATAACATCTTCTAGAACCTCAGCAATAACTGTTTGACCAGCCTTGATCTGAGAATCAAATGCACCAAGCAATGCCTGAACACCTTGACCAGTGATAACACTTGCGTCAATGTTTCCAGTTCTACCTTCAGGATATCGAGCACCAAGTCTTAATTCTGATTGGAGTGATGATTGCTCCTGGAAAGTAGCAGCGGGAATGTCCAAACGGACACGCCCAACGCCATTAGGTTGGCTTGTACGAATGATTGCATCTGGGCCCATAGGCATATCCAGAACATCATCAGGTACAACCAACGGAGCCTGGATCGACTTTTCAGCCGCTTCCATGGCTAGGTTTGCAAAACGTGCGCGAGCAAGTTGAACAAATACAACATCATCAAACTGTCCACGTGGCTGACCATCAATGGATGGACGTTCTGCAATGAGAACTGTCATCTTACCCATTGGGTTGTTTGCTTGACTTAGGACTAGGTTTCTACGTGAAGGAACATACAAGATAATATTCTTTTTATCCATGTAGCGGATAAGTTCAACTTCTTGGTTAAGGTTCTGGTCATATCCAAATACGCCTAGGATTGCATTTGCGTACTCAGGGAACTCATTTGATAGTTCGCCGATTGATTTTGTATAACGCTTAGCGTAGGCTATAACACGACCAAAACGGTCACGCTCATAATATGCACCAGTAGGATCTTCCACGCGAATACGTGGCATGTCGTTTTCCCAGTCTGGCTCAACGTGGATTGGTAAGAATCCGTATGAGAAGTACTGGTCGGCACCTGGGTACATCTGAGTCTGTAGACGAGATGTATATACATAGTTGTTTGCAATCATGCTTCGCTTATCAGCAAAGGCACGTGCTACATCTGATGTTACATTTGTAGTAGAACAGTTAATTGATGGCAGTGGGGCAAGTACTTCTGCTAAGTCGCGTGCTGCGACGTCAATGAAGTTTGCAACCATTGCGTGTGGCAGATCAGAAGGGAACATATCAGGAAAGACGTTTGCCATCTCACCTTTACGCACCATGAGAATCTTAGCCATGCTGTTATCGCGATCTGCAGCGCGATGCTTCATGGCATCTACACGCTGTGCGATAGCCTTAATATCTGCCATTGTTGTCCTATTCGCCTAATTCATAATCATTAAGATTAACTATATATCGAGTATTCATTTGTCTTTCAGTTGCCCATTTGTTAGGCAAGTGGCTCTGACCCATACGGGTAGTGCCAATGACTTCACGTGCTCTTAGTTCACAGAACCACAAAGCCATCACGCAGTCTGTCTTGCCTTTAGTGTCAGGCTTCCAAGTGATCAACTGTTGGATCAAAGCCTTTATACCTTCGGAGCCATCTTGAGATGGCATCTCGATTAAGTTATCATCTTGATGTGTATTGTTACGCATAGTCCCAAAGAGACCAGACATAGCGGCTACACCAAAACTTGTATCCCACTTGTTCCTACCAGTGAACTGACTAGAGAACTTTACACCAGCAGATGCCAGGAATGATCTCAGCACATCATCTAAAGCGTATGCTTTCTGATGAGCGTTAGTTTCAATACGTAGTTCTTGTGGACTGTACTTACCAACCCAGTCCTCAATAAGATTTTGAATCTTTTGTGGAGTAGGCTCTTGCATATTCTCTACATCTAGGATGTATCGTTTTCTTGTCTGACGGTCAACCGTCATAATAACAGCAGCGGTATTGCCACTCATTGCTGGATCTAAGCCCATGATGGTGTACCACTGACCTTTCTCACTGGGATGACCAGGAGTACCAGGCTTTAGGATCCCGCGTTTTCGCATCCTGTTGATTGAACCTTGGACACACGTAGGCGGAAATATAGAATCCTCTTGGACGTCCTGCTGCTGGTATACAAGCGCCCAAGCAGAAGGGCTAACTTCCGAGCGTCGTCTGAAGAGTGCTGGCCCATTCCATTTTGGATATAGACCGTCGTCATCGGGAAGGATATTTTCATCAGAACCTTCCCATGGTATGTTTGACTTTGGCCAGAGCGTAACCCAATCTTCAGGGTCATCATGTACCTCTAGCACTGCTGGCATAGACATATACGTAAAAGGAGTCTTGCCACCAGTCCAGTGCTCAGGGTTTCTGATTTCACGGTATAAATCATTTGAGGCAATACGGGTTCCTACGATAAGTAGTTTGCCGTTATCACCAAGTCTTGTGACTACATCTCGCTGGAGCCAGAGAAGTTGCTTCTCCCACTCATGCGCGTTTGAAGTCGTAACAACGTCATCCAAGATGATGAGGTTGGAACGGGCGCCAGTAATCTGGCCACCAACTCCAAGCGCTTGTACTGTCGGATCCTTCTCGGTAGAATCACGAGAAAGGTAAATCCTATCAGCCTTCCAAGTATCCGCATCTTCTTTCCATCCACCACTAGAGCCATAGACGGATTGCATCTTAGCCCAGCGCTCATGTGACAGGCGCTGCTTGATTGAGTAGAGATACTCCTTGGCGCGTTCCTGCGTTTTGGAGACAATAGTAATCTTAATATTTGGATCCATGGCTATCCGATAGACACAGTAGTTGACTGTAATAACGGTAGACTTGGCGTGCTCAGGTGGCACATTGAGCAACAGACGCTTAGGGCTGGCTGGCTCATAGACCATCGACTCATGTAAAAAGGATGGCTCACGGTTCTCAATGATGTCAATCCAAGAACGGTGATGGGGGAAGATCGGGCTATCAAGAAACTCTTTCGAGAACTCCTCAAAGCCTATCTTAAACTTGGCATCACCTGTGACTATGGAGAGAACCTTCTCGCCTTCTAGGCGGGCTTTCTCAAGAGCCTTCATGAACTGTTCGTCCTTGCGCCAGTCTTTCATGACGTCAGATTTGCGACCAGCCCTGGCTAGTGAGTCCTGTAGATCTAGCCCTTGCCCTATAAATTCTAATACCTTTGCCTTGGCTTCTCTGAGTGCCTTGACATTGTGATGCTCAGCACCCTTACCTGCGGCCATTGTTAACTCCCCTAATAATCCCCTATTTAAAAAGGGTAAATAAACCCCCTTCGCTCGACGCTCCCAAAAGAGCGTCTCGCTACCCCCGTTAGTCTCGTGGATGGCAATAAGCCATCCCCTCGAGCGAGATAGACTCACTTGCGATTAGCGTTCGTCTATACTATATATAACCCGTTCAAAACTACTTTCCGAACGCATGTAGTTTATAAATGTGACTGAAGTCACTTATTTATGTATATAAATCGGACATTACGGGCATACGAGCCAAATACCGTAAAAATAATTTGGCGAGATAGTGTAT